GCTTCAACATGCAAAGGAGAAACCGTCGTCATAGTAGGTTTCCAATCGGCTTTCTCCTCCTCCACAAAATCTTTCCCTTTCATAGAACCGTTTGCTCCGGAACACGTAGTACATCTACAGAAGCCTTCACCTGTTTTAAGACACATTCCCAATGAGACCACTCGAGACAAGGCATCAGGATCACTCACGTAAACGTCAGTACCCAAATCATCTTTCTCTTCCGTGGTAAACTCTACATTGGTTTCATAAAAGCTGTATCCTCTCAAATCTCCAGAAGACGTATACGCCAAAACGTATAAAGTATCTACGGGAAATATATTACAGGTGTTTCCTCCTTTCATCAACGTAATTTTGGTGACTCTTCTCACTGCTATAGGAATACACGTGAGGCATGGACATTCTACCAAAAATCCGAATGAATGCGTGGTAGTTAAAAAAGACCTTCCCAAGGTCTCATCTACCAAATTCAAACAATAAGCGTCGATAACTTTGATGGACTGAATTATCGGAGACAGGCGGTATAAACACTGCACATCATCCGTCCCGGTGGGCGATCCTTTCTCGCTCCCCAATTGAGTGTCTTTTGGATGACGATGATAGTAAGAAGTATTAACCCAATCTACTGGCTTACCTCCTGCTGAATGCATCGCTAGATTATTCAATCTTTCCAATTCGACATCTTCCGGGTTCAATCCCAAATATGTACTAGGATCCTTAAACTCATATCCGACCAATCTTTCAAGGTGCATGGGAATAATTCTGGAATTACCAGCATTTTTAGCTATTTCGTATAAGATCAAGTTCTCTTCTAAAGTTCTAGATCTCCACGGCATTTTATCTGTCTTAGCTCCCCTCTTACCCTTATTCGAATGATTTCCCGTTCTAGAACCTCCTTTGTAGGATGGCTTAAAAGAATTATCCCAAGGAACAGATTGATACTGTTTCAATGGTTTGAAATCATCGGTTTTGGCTCCGGAATATATCATCTTCGGTTCCCCACTCCAAGCGGTGCCACTAACTCGCTTGCTATTGCCTTGGGAAATGCGTAAATTCCCGGCAAGATATGATTTTGGATCGCGTATCAACCTCAAAGATTTAAATTTGATACCGTGTGACAACGTTGTCGGATCCAAAGACTTTTCGCTCCTCAAAACCAACTCTGCTTTCCTAATCTCCGCTCTGAGCAATTTCTCTCCTAAACCTTCTGTTGGCATTTTTAATATCTTCAACAGCAAGGTTTCGAAAACGAAAGGCCCGCCCTGTAATCTTTGCAGAGGTATTTTCCTCAACAACTCTGCTTCAAACCCCCCCTCGTATTTCTCAACCATCATAGAAAACGAGGTTTTTAACTTAGTTAAATGACTCAAACTAAGTCTTTCGGTAGCTCTCTCTATTACTCTACCGAG